ATAGAATATGTCATTAGCAAAATAATATTCCTTCATATCTTAATTTTTGAACATAAGTATGGCTACAATGTTGCACAGGAGTAGCGTTATTATATCCACTTAATTATATTAGGGAGCTGATGTGGATTTAATAGACGTGTCAAGCTAATTTGGAGATATGTCAGAGTTAGACAAATATCAAATAATAGGGTAAATTAATGATGCTATGGATAATAGGTTTGACTGGTTAAAACAAAATACATACAAACCAGTAGTAGCAGGAGGAGGAATGAATATTATAGCAAGGAGAACTAATTTGAACGAAGTTCAAATCGGGTCATCTTGTTTTTCTTAAAGTCTAATAAACTCTTAAGTGTAAAATATTCAATCTATTACTAAAGCAACATAAATTAAAAACCCAAACCAAGGAGGAAAGAGTGAGCCGTCTTCTATAAATAAGACAGTTGTTAAAGAACCAGGTAGTAAGATTCCTTAACAAATAATTGAACTACAACACATACGAGCTAAGAACTTTATTGGTTCTAGGAAAAAGAAGAATAATGTACCACAAATATCTAAAGATAAAGTTTAAAGCTTAAACGCTCTATAGAAAGATATTTCGGATCTTAGAGTTAATAGAAGGTAGAAAACTTCTGAATAACAAAGGGTGAAAAGAGCTATGAAAAACAATATTTCTTAATAAAAGAAAGATAAAGTTACATATTAGTAGTAGTTTTCTATGAAGAATATGGACTATGATAAGTATAAGAGAATGGTGTTATCACCTTTCAATTCTTAAGCTGTAAGAGCTCCATCTAGTTTCTTTTAACCTACTTCTTTGCTAACTTATAGATTGGAATTTGATTTCACACCAGGTACAGGCCATGGAGCTATTGTGGTTAATCCACATTGTTTCTCGTAATAACAAATTAGTAATGGATTTTCATGGTTTAATGCGAATAAAGATATAAACCCAGGTGTAACTGGGTAATACTCTTATGGAGCAAGTACAGTCACTTTTCCAAATTAAGTGTATGTACATCCTCTAGCAGGAGGAGGTAGTGTCAATGATAATCCATAAGATCTAAGTTCGAGCAATTTTACAGACGGAACGAAAAGATGGACTACAGCAAGAACGTTAGCTACAGGGATAAGGTTATATTCTACAGGTTAATAAGTTAATAAATCAGGAACAATTACATTGGGTATACTTCCTGGAAGTTAAGCAGAAAAAGGGAGCCCAGCGATAGCAGTACCGAGTCCTTAATCTCTAAGGTAATATCCAACTAGTTATGAAATTGCATAAGGATAAATAGGGATAACAGGTACAGATCTTATATATCTTCCCTTAGACCCTTTAGATAATGTTTTTATACACGGATCAAGTAATATTAATTCTGATGAGATCGCAGCGAATGCTTATTATAGGAATTAAATGTGGATCCTTTTTAATGGGTTAGCTATATCGGATTCTTTTAGAATAGAAGTAGTATGTCACGTTGAATACATACCTACATTACCCTTTGGATCTTGGTCACCACCTTTAGCACCTAAATTGGATGATTCACATCTTTCTCATTTTTTGAAGGAAGTTAGAACTTAATTACCTTCAGTGATCAATGGAG